TTGTTTGTACCATAGACTGCATAGTTTACACCTTTAAGATCTGAGTAAGTAAGAATGGCACGTGTTGCACCAAGTAAGGCATCACTTGTTACTTTTTCCCAACCACCTATTTTTTCTGGTTGACCGTAACGAAAACGAATATTATCACCATCTACCCACCTACCCTCTGCACCGTATTCGGTGTTTTGCTTATCTATGCCTGGGGCAATTTGTAATTTAGTTAGTGGCATAGAATGGTATCCAGTAATCTGTGCCGTTTATGTTGACACGAATATGACCTGTTAGCGATCCTACACTTGTATCTGTGGTAATACTTTTTGTTTGATCTGATCCACTTGTTCCGTCAAATCTAATAAACTCTTGATCAGCGTCGCCTTGGTCTAATGTTAAAACTGCTACAGCACCTGATGCGTTTGCCTGGTCTATTGTTACAAATGCACTTGTTGGAGACGATGTGCCAAAACCTATTTTATCAGCAGAACCATCAGAAAAGAAAGCATGTGTTAGTGTGTTTGTTTCTATTCTAAAATCAAGTGAAGCACTAGAATCGTTGAATGTAAAGCTACCACCATCAAAGTCAACATTACCAGTTGCTTTGACACCACCTACAACATCTAATTCAGTAGAGGGTGAGTTTGTTTTTATACCTACACGGTCATTACCGGCATCAGTAAAGAATAGGTTTGCATCACCATTACCTTCAATTCTAAAGTCTAAATCAGCAGATGATTCATTAAATACAAAAGTACCACCATCAAGTGACGTGTTACCTGTTACATCTAATGTTCCGTTTGCTTTTATATTACCGGCATCAGCTAACACATCAAACATAGTAGAACCATCAGAATACAAAATGTGTTTTGCACCTTGCACAAGATTGACAGCAGTTCCGCCTGCTGGTTTAAATCCTAATGTGTTGCCACCGTGTGTTGTTGCGTCATCAACTATATACCATGTTTCTACAGCTTCTGTTTGCATGGTTGTGTCACCTGATAATGTGCCTGTAAGTTTAATTATAGCGTTACTTTGTTCGTCAGTTGTAGATCCATCAGTAGCAACCAATGAATCCGTTGTACTTGCAATAGCAATAGATACATAGCCTTTTATTGCTGATTCTAATTTTTGTAAGTTGTTGTTTGTTTTAGTACCCCAAGATCCCGAGTTTTCACCAGTTGCCTGTAGTTCTAAATTTAATGAACTTGAATATGTTGATGCCATCTTGTCTCCTTAATCTGTTGATCCTGGTTCTACGTCTGTATATGTTGTTGTCATACTATCATCTATTTCGCTCCAAATAAAGAAATCTGGTTCGCCAACAGATAACGATACCAGGTTTTGAAATGCTTCACCAAAAGCTGTTTCATCACCAATACTAAACGTCATTTGTCCAGCTGTTGTCACGTCTATGGCAGCAGTACCTGTAACAGTTTCTGTTCCAATAGAAAAAGTAGGACCTAAATCTGTTCCTGTTTGTGCAATAACAGCTGTTCCTGTTACAGAATCTAAATCATTAACACTAGAAGTCATGGCTATACCTGAAACGAAAGGTGATCCTACGTTTTGTACGCCACCTCCTCTAACAGAGGCTACTGCAAATTCAGCTATTGATCCGTGCCCTAATGGCATTATCCGTCATCTCTTTGTTTACGATTTTTATAATCACTTCTTGCTGTAACTAAATTAATAAAATCAGTTCTATTACTAGGTATTGGGTCGGTAAAAGAATCGTCATCCATTAACTGTTTTGTCCATTGAGACTGCATTCTTTTCCAACAGTTATTGATTTTACCAGCTACTGCTTCATCAATCCAAGTGTCTATGCCATTATTGTTAGATACATCATTATACAAATCATGTGATAATATTTTTTGTTCTTCATCAGTTAAAGTTATTGTTTTTGTGTGATTAGCCATTTAAACCTCCTTTAATGTTAATTGTTTCATTTTGACTATCCTAAAAGTTCTACTCCAATGGTTGTTAAATCTGTCATATCAACAGACTTGTCTGTTCCACTTACTGTAAACTTAAATTTAAGTGTATCATTAGCGTCTCCTTCAACAATACAAGCTATTATAATACCGTAAGAATCTGAACTTGCTCTACCACCTTCGTGTGGGTCTCTTGCCCAATACTGTGTTCTATTACTTGATTCCATTTGTATAAAGACATCAGTACAAGCGTCATCAATCTCATCTATAAATAAATTCAAAGTCATTAAGTAACGACCATCAACAGGACAAGTAAATATTCCGTTTGACATATCACCATTTTTGTCATAAATTTCTGTTACTTCAGCACCTGTGCTTGACCCAATTACAACATTTGAACCATCTCCTGTTAAATTAGTTTTTTCTGATGGAACTCCTGCCAAAGCAGAAGGTTGTAATGGTTTTGTTACAGCACCCGTAGAATCTATGACTATGTGTGATGTTGTTCCTAAAGTGCTCCCTAAACCAATAACTAATTTATCCGCAGAATCATCAAGTCCAACATGAAAATCTTGTGCATTACCATCAAATACAATCTTAGTATCTTCTGCTCCTGCGTCACCTATTGTTAGTGTGGGTGTAGAGCCATTTATTGTAAAAGAGTCAGTTGCAGTAGATGGACTTATATAAGTAGACAATCTGGATGCCGCTACTTTTCTTAAAGTTCCACTAGCACCATCATCAACCAAAAATAAATCTGCATCTGCTATTCCTGCTCCAATATCTGTAAGCCCTGTTAGTAAAGCAGTGTTAAGTTTATCTGCTGTAACTGATGTATCA